CCTAATGGGTGGCGCTACGCTCGCAGCCGCGATTGCAGGCACGACCGGAGGCACCGGGGCGGGCGTCTACGACTATTCCCAAGGGTCGGGAACGCTGGTGTTCCCAGACATCGCGGCACTTAGCTTTACGACGCTGACCATCGAGGCATGGGGCGGCGGAGGCGGTGGCGGATGGGGCATCGAAAGCATCATCTTTTTAGACGGCGGCGGCATCGAAACCCAGTCTAACCCCGGCGGTGGGGGTGGCTCGGGCGCATACACCAAAACCGTAGCCTCTGTGGTCAGCGGCGACACCGGCAAGACTTTGGTCTGGTCGGTCGGCGCAGCAGGCGCTAATGGCGTTGCAGGCAATGCCACGGGCTATGCGGGCGGAACATCGACGGTTTCTTCTGGCACGTTTACTATTGCCGCAATGATTAGCACCGGAGGCGCAGGCGGTGGCGGTGCGTTCGGTATTAACGGCGGCAACCAAGGCGCGGGTGGTACGGCTTCGGGCGGCGTCACGACCAATACCAACGGTAACGGCGGCGCGGTCCAAGAACAGGCAGGCGCGGCAAGTGTCCTCGGTGTCGCAAACTTGACAGCGGGCGGTGGCGGCGACGGCGGCGATCCGATATTCGGCGGCAACGACGGCCAGCCGGGACTTAACGGGCGCGTCCGATTCAAATTTAGTTGAGGTCATTATGGCAGTTCAAGTCAGAGTCCTAGTCCCGTCCAAGATTGCGGAGTCCTCGCAGACCACGCAGTACACGGCGACTAACGTGACGACGATTATCGACAAGTTCACGGCGACGAATTACGACACGTCCGCCCGAACGATCTCAATTAACCTCGTGACCGCCTTGGACACGTCCGGCAACCAGAACCTTGTTATCAAGGCCAAGACCCTGCTGCCCTCAGAAACCTATACGTTCCCCGAGATCGTAGGGCAGGTGCTAGCGCCTGGGGGCTTTATCTCAACGATTGCCTCCACGGCTACGTCCATTAACATCCGGGCGTCTGGGCGGGAGATTTCGTGACCGTCCGACGCGCCACCGCTGAAGACCTAGACCGATACTTGCCGTTGGCTGCGGCGTTCCATAGCGCCAGCCCGGTACACTCAGCGCTGCCTTTTGATTACGAAGGCTTCACTAACTTTTATTTAACGGCTGTCAGCAATCCGAACATGGGCGTTTGGGTGGCAGAAAAAGACGGCAAAGTAGTCGGAATTACGGGAGCGTGCGATTACCCCATGTACTTCAGCCCGTCGCACCGAGTTGTACAGGAACTGTGGTGGTACTTGACCCCGGAAGTTCGCGGTAATGGCGTAGGCAAACAAATGTACGATGCGATAGAGTCGTGGGCGAAAGAGCAAGGTGCGACCGCCTTGTTTATGGTAGCCCTTGAAGACGAGCGGTCGCCGGCTATGGCTAACTTATATACCCGCCAAGGCTTTAAGCCGATGGAGCGGATGTTCTTTAAAGAGGTTGCGTAAATGGGCATTGCAACAGCATTAGTAGGCAGCGCACTAATCGGCGGCGCCGCTAGTATGGCGGGCAGCAGAAAAGCCGCCAAAGCTCAAGAGAAGGCTTCAGCTAGGAAGGAAGCTCTCGAAAGGGAGATGTTTGAAAAGCAAACTGCGCTGCAAGAGCCGTTTCGGGAAATTGGATTAGAAAACCTTAACCGTCTTGCGGCGCTGTATTCGCCAGAAACCGGCGCGTATTTTAAAGCGCCGACGATGAATGAGTTGCTGATGGACCCTGGATATTCATTCCGGTTGTCCGAAGGCGAAAAGGCGCTTGCGCGTATGCAGTCCGCTAGAGGCGGGCTGTTAGGTGGCGGCGCAATTAAAGCAGGCGTTCGCTACGGGCAAGAGATGGGATCGCAGGAATTTCAGAACGCCTACGCTCGAGCAATGGAGCAGCGCCGCATGGCAACTAGCGCGTTAGCACAGTTGGGCGGGTTAGGCCCAGCCGCTGCGGGCGAAATGGGCGGAGCGGCCCGTAGTTACGCTTCGGGCGCGGGACAAGCAATTCAAGCTGGCGGTCAAGCCCGTGCGTCGGGGTATCTTGGTCAAGCCAATGCGCTATCACAAGCGCTTGGGCAAGCTGCAACGGGTTACGGTTTGTATAAAGGCGGGTACTTCGACCGCGTAGGCGGTGGCGCAAAGCCATATTCATTTGGCGAAACTGACTTTTAATTGGTGACATATGCCTATTATCGGCGCAACACAACTTGAACCCGTAAACATCCTTGGCTCGTATGTGCAGGGCATGGAAATGGGCCGTGCCAATCAGTTGGCGCAACAGCAGGCCGCTTTGGCTCAACAGCAACAAGCGCGAGCAGAACAGCAGTTTCAGATGCAAATGGCTGATCGAGAGCGAGAACTGAAGCGTCAGCAATTGCAAGAAAAGCGCGACAGTTATGCTTTGTTGGGCCAGATTGCTGGCACGGCAGTTGATCAACCAACATTCGATCAAGCATTGGCTACTTTGCGGGATTTGGGCGTTGATACGACCAATGTTTCGCCAGTGTTTGATCCTAAAAAGGTTAAAACATTTAGAGACTCAACGCTTACTGAAGCGCAGCGCCTTGATTTAGAGATTAGAAAAGGCACCCTTGGTGTGCAAGAAATTCAAGCCAAAACGGCCGCAACGCAAGCAAGAACTGCTGAGGCTGAAGAAAGGCGTTTGGCTCGACTAGCAACGGCAATTCCCGCAGGCGATCAATTTAAAGTAATGACGCCTAAAGAAATTGCAGACGCTGGATTCCCCGTTGGTACGGTTGCTCAAAAAGATAGCAAAACTGGCAAAGTGCAAGTTTTGTCTGCGGTTCCCGCAGGGCAGCGCCCACCCCCTGTAAAGGCAAGCGACCCCACGGTAAATCGCGTTGAGGCAGCAACAAACAAAATTACATCTCAATTAAAGAGCGTGAAAACTGGAGCGGTAAGCGGCGTGATGAGCCGCGTTTTCGATGCCTCAGACGCAAAACTTTTTGAGACTTACAGAGAACAATTGTCTGGCGCGGTTCGCGCTGCATTGCGTATTCCGGGCGAAGGAACGCTGTCGGATCAAGAACAAGCGCAATATGGGTTGCAGTTGCCAAGTCTCAGTCAAACGCGCGAAAACAACCTAAAAATTATGGATGCGCTTGTTGAGCAAGTAAGACTGGCAAAGCAACTTCCACCGCGTCAGGCAGCGCCTGCGGCAGAAGAACAAGTGGATTACGTTTTTGAAAATGGCCGTTTAGTGCCTGCAAAGCGCCCGAGGTAAGTTGCCATGCCAATCGTAGATGTTCCCGGCGTTGGCCGCGTCAAGTTTCCAGAAGGAACGACTCCGCAACAAATGGAGGCAGCCCTTAAAAAGGCGCAGCCCGAGATGGGGTCGTTGGAGCAGTTTGGCCGAGGCGCGCTCAAGTCGGTCACTGACATTGGCTACGGATTAAAACAACTTGGCGCAGAAGGTGGCGAGGCTCTTGGCCTTGTTAGCCCGCAAACCGTGCAGCAGTTGCGCCGTGAGCAAGATATCCGTGAGATAGAAGCGGCGCCATACACAAACAGCCTCGCCGGACAACTCGGTTATTTGGGCGGCAGCATCGGCTCGCTGATGATTCCCGGCGCGGCGCTTGGCCGCGTAGGTGGCGCAGCGGGACAGATCGGGCGAGCCATTTCTGCCCCTCGCACGCTTGGAGGCGCTGCCGCAGCAGGCGGGGCTTTGGGCGCTGTCCAACCAGTCGGAACAGAGGATGAGCGGCTGTTCAATGTGGGGCTTGGCGCTGTCGGGAGCATGGGCGGACAACTGATTGGTCGCGGACTCGCTCGAGTTGCGCAGCCGACAACAAGTGCGCCCGCGCCACAAGTGCAGCGTGCGATCACGCGCCTTGAAAAGGCAGGTGTTCCGGTTGATGTGGCAGAACGCGCTGGATCGGAAAACCTCCGCATGATTCGCCGGTTTTTGACTGACAATCCAATTTCTGCGGGAATTATGAAAAAAGGCCAAGAGGCCACGCAGACGGCATTTAACCGTGCAGCGTTAAAGTTAATCGGCGAACAAGGCGAAGCAGCGATCCCCGAAGTGGTGGATCGCGCTGCGTCCAGAATTGGCAAGGTTATGGATGATGTTGCCGCTCGCAACACCGTAAAAGTCGATAACAAAATGCTGATGGACCTTGGTGACATCGAAGACGAAGCCAAATTGATTTTGGAGCCATCGCAATTTGCCCCTTTGAAATCGCAAATAGATAACATTCTGTCTAAAGCATCATCGACGGGCGGAATAGATGGCGCTGCCTACCAGCGAATTCGAACCATTGCTGGAGAGTTGAGCAAAAACCCGGCTTTGAAACGATTTTCGGGTAATTTGCGAGAAACTATTGACTCTGCATTGGAAAGAACAGCGGGAAAGACTGATGCAGAAGCGATCCGCACCGCTCGGAAGCAATATCGGAATCTGCTAAAAATTGAAGATGCTATTGGCACCACCGAAACGGGCGATATCAGCATACCCCGTCTTGCTGCCGCAACGTCTGTAAAACGTGAACGCGCAGCGGCTTTGCGTAATAGAGGCGACGCAGAACTTGCGCGATTGGCCCGCAGTGCTATGACCGTGCGAGAGGCGTTTCCGCAATCGGGAACTGCGCCTAGACAACAACTTCAAACCATCGGTAATTTGCTTGCGCCTGGCATTGCTGGCGCGACTTATGGGGCGCTGCAAGGGCAGTCGCCTACTGACGCGACGTTGTTGGCTCTCGCGGGGGGCGCCTTGGGCGTTGCATCGCCAGCGGCAGCGGCTCGTGCGTATCAGAGTAACGCGTTAAGAAATTACATTTTGCAAGGCGTGCAAAATCAGTTAGCCCGAGAGGCTATGTTGGCCCCAGCAACTCGGGGCGTGTTGACTTATGGAGCGCCAGCAGCGCTGCTCAGCGACTAAGCGAGGCAATCATGCTACCTAGCGCGGTAACCAACCTCGCGCTGCGGGTTGTAACTACACAATCATTGCAGGAGAAGGGCGGTGGATGAGGGGCAAGTGTTATTTAACGTCATTATTGGCGTGGCCGGTCTGTTTGGTGGTTGGATACTGAACAATATCTCTCGCTCGATTGAGCGGCTGGATGCGGACGTTCGTGAGATGCCGAAGGTGTATGTCACCAAGGCCGACTACAAGGACGACATCCATCACATCAAGGTCACGCTTGACCGCATTTTTGATCTTATCGGCGAGTTAAATAACAGCAAGGCTGACAAATGAGCGAGCCAGTAGACATCGAACTTTTCAAGGCACAGGTCCAGGCTGAACTCAATCGCCTAGAAGCAAAAGCCTCTGCGAAGACCGTAGCAGGCAAGGCCATCGGCAAGGACGGCCTCAAGTACATTACGGCTATCGTGGTGATCGGCGTCGTCTCTAGCCTGTTTCTGGACAACGACAAGATCGCGGCCGTCATGGGCTTGCTCGGCGCCTCGTTGACGGCGCTGATCTCCATGCTGAACGGCATCGCCGGAACGGTTGAGAAGGAAGAGAAGCCAGAGTTCGCGGTGATTAAGGAACTCATTAGCAAACTTGACCGGCTGGATCGCAAGGAACAGCCGATGCGCGTGGATGTAGAAGGCGACCACGTAACCGTGACCAAAGGCGATGATGTCGTGAGGGCTTCCAAATGATGACAATGGTTAGCACGTTCCTATCTTTCCTCGCAGGCGGCCTGCCCAAGATTTTGTCGATCTTCCAAGACCGGCAAGACAAGAAGCATGAACTGGCTCTCGTCGCTGCTCAGAAAGAACGCGAGTTGGCGCTGGCCGAGCGCGGCTTCATTGCTCAAGCACGGGTCGAAGAGATCAAGCTGGAGCAAATCCAGACCCAGACCGCTGCCGAGGAACGGCAGGCGCTTTACAGCCACGACGTAGAGATCGGCAAAGGCGCAAGCCAATGGATGATTAACCTCCGCGCCTCAGTGCGCCCGGTGGTGACGTACATCTTTGTGCTAGAGCTAGTCATCATCAACATCGCTGGTATGTGGTACGCGTGGAACCAAGGCGTACCGTTTGCGATTGCGCTAGAAAACGTATTCTCTGAAGACGAAATGCTCATTCTGAGCAGCATCATTGCCTTTTGGTTTGGTACGCAGGCTTTTGGCAAAAAGTGAAGGTATCCGAAGCGGCCATCCGCATGATTAAGCACCATGAGGGCGTGAGACTGCGCCCTTATCGGTGCCCTGCGTTGCTGTGGACCGTCGGCGTCGGCCATGTCATAGACCCATCTCATATTGGGGTGAAATATGAGGACCGTAAAAGTTTACCGATACCGTCGGGTTGGGATCGCGTCCTCTCGATGGGAGAGGTGGATGCTCTCCTTGCTCAAGACCTTGCGAAATTTGAGCGCGGCGTTGCCCGACTTTGCCCTGGTAGCGTTAGTAATCAAGGCCAATTCGACGCACTGGTCAGCTTTGCTTTCAATGTTGGGCTAGGCAATTTGCAGCGGTCCAGTCTTCGCATGAAGATCAATCGCGGTGATTTAGAAGACGCCGCCGAAGAATTTATGAAATGGACCAAGGCGGCGGGTCGCGTGCTACCCGGCCTTGTGAAACGGCGCAATGATGAACGGGCTTTGTTTTTAAGCTAAAGCCCGGTCAGCAGTTCCCGCCGTTCGCGTGCGTCGCGCAGCGCGCAGTACCGCTGGTGCAGCCGGATCAGATACGTCGGGCGCGGGCGCTCGCGGCGCTTCTCGTGCTGCAGTAACGTTTTGACTTCCTCTTCGCCCATGCTGCGCAACGCTTCGTTGATTTCGTGCCAATTCATGATTTCAGTTCCTCTAGTGCAATATCCGATAGAGCGCGTTTATCGTGCAACGCGGCCCAAATGCGCTCGTCAATCGTGTTGTTTGTAAGCAACAGGTAGACCCATACGTCGTGCGCCTGCCCGCTGCGGTGCAGCCGGCCAATAGTCTGCTCGTACTCTTCGAGCGACCACGGCAGCGACAGGAATACCATACGGCAACCGCCGTGCTGCAAGTTCAAGCCGTGGCCTGCGGACTTAGGGTGTATCAGCAACAACTCGACCTTGCCCGCATTCCAGCGCTCGACGGCTTGCGGATCATCAATCGTCACCGCCTGGGGGTATCGGCGGCGTAGCTCGGCCAGTTCCTCGACGAACGTATACGCGACGATGGTGTTGGCGCGTTGGTTGCCTTCCAGCACCTCGTCCAACAATTCAAACTTGTGGCTCGAAAACCACACGGGCGTTTGCGATGTCGCAAACTTACCCGGCCGCGCAGGGTCGGGCTTGCTGTCCGAGATATAAACGAACCCCGCCGCCATCTGCTGTAGCTTGCTGGTCACAGCCCCGGCGCTCATGGCCATGGCGCGGGCATCGGGAAAGTCGTACAAAAAATCGCGCTTCATCTTTTCGTAGGGCTCGCGGTCTGGCATGTCGCAGCGCACTTCGGTGACGTGCAGCGGCGGCAGCTTGTCCTTGTACTCGCCAGGCTCCAACAAAAAGGTCGCAGGTTTAAGGCGCGCCATAACCTGTTCGAGCGCGCCTTTGCGCGGCGCCCACTCGCCGTACTCGCGGTTGATGCAGACAAAATACTGCTGCAAGAAAGCGCCCTTGCTGCGGCCAAGCAGCGCCTGGTCCACGATCTTGCACTGCCCAAATACGTCTTCAAGCCCGTTAGACGTGAACGATCCCGTCAAGCCCCAGCGCAGCGTCATGGGCTCGACGACCTTCTCGAACGCCTTGAAGCGCTTGCCGCTGGGGTTTTTAAGCCGCGTCAGTTCATCGAACACCACGCCGTCAAAGTCGAGCGTTTGCTCGGACAGCCACTGCAAGTTGTCGTAGTTCGTCACCACAACCTGCGCCTTCGAGCGCAGCGCCGCGTTCCGTTCGGCGGGCGAGCCGAGCGCAACCGCCAGCGTCAGCGCAGGCGTCCATTTGGCCTGCTCGACTGGCCATACCAACTCGCAAACGCGTTTGGGGGCCAGCACCAGCCAGCGGCGCACGACGCCCTGCGCAAGCGCGTCCTGCATGGCAACCAGCGTGAGCGCCGTCTTGCCCGCGCCCATCGGCGCGAGCACCATCGCCCGGTCGCGCTCGAACAGGAAGTCAGCGGCCTTTTCTTGATATGCGCGCAATGAAAGCATCGACCTGCTCCGTGCTCCAAAGCACGACATAGTTCTGTTTGAGCGTTTCCATCTCGAAAGCAAACACCTTTTGCAGCGGCGCCAAGCGCCCGCGCTGCGTCTTCATTTCAACAAACCACGTCTGCCCGTCGGGCAGGCAGACGATCCGATCCGCAACGCCGCGATTACTCGGCGAGCGGAACTTGTACGCCGCCCCGCCCTGCATCTCGACGGCCCAGACCAAATAGGCTTCGATGTCTTTCTCTTTCATCGCCAAATCATAATTTATCAATGAACGCTTGACAACGTAAAAACGCGGGGGCAGACTAGCGCAAACGTCGTAAAGGAGAGTTCACTGTGAGTCATAGCACTATCGTCGGCGGCTCGACCGCCAAGCGCGTCATCAAATGCCCCGGCAGCGTCAAGCTCTGCCAGCAGGTGCCGCCCCGCCCCTCTAGTTCCGATGCCGACCGAGGCACGTTACTGCATAACGCCATGGCTATTTTGTTGGGGTCGAACAGCGACGCCAGCAGCATTCTTGGCATGACGTATGAAGCGCAGACCTTGGATGAGGAACTGTTTGAAGACAAGATCGTGCCTGCGTTGCAGGCGCTTAATGACATCGACCCTAACGAGGCGCTGGAGTATGCCGTCGAACAGAATGTCAGCTTCGGAGACTTTCTTCCGGGCGTGTTTGGTAGTTGTGATCTTATTGGCCGTCTTGGTGATCGCGCCGTTGTATTGGATTGGAAATTTGGGGACGGCGTTGCGGTCGAAGTAGACGATAACCCGCAGTTGCTCTTCTATACGGCGGCCGCCATGCGCACGTCGGGCTTGGCGTGGGTGTTTGACGGCGCCAAAGAAATCGAGTGCATCATCGTGCAGCCACCCTCGGTCAAGCGCTGGGTGACGAGCTTCGATCGCGTGCGCCAGTTCGAGCGCGAGCTGGCGTTTGCTTTGAAGCAGGCCGATAAGGTCAACGCGCCGCTGCACGTCGGCGATCACTGCCGCTGGTGCGCGGCCAAGCCGATCTGCCCCGAGATGACGGGCGCGGCCGATCGGGCGCTCGCGAAGCAAGTCAAAGAGCTCGACGCCGCGCAGCTTGGGCAGATGCTGGTTAAGGCTGATCTGCTAGAGGATTGGATCAAGGACTTGCGTGCGCTCGCGTTCACGGCGCTTGAGAAAGGCGGCAGCGTGCCAGGGTATAAACTCGTCGCCAAGCGCGGCGTGCGCAAATGGATCGACGAGGCCGACGCGCAGCGCGTGCTGCGTGAGCTTGGCCTGTCGGACGATGAAATCATTGATAAGTCGATGGCGAGCCCTGCCGCCATCGAAAAGGTCTTGAAGAAACAGAAGAAGCCGTTGCCGGAAGGCATTTGCAACTCTGTGTCTTCGGGGACAACGATCGCGCCCGTGGATGACCCACGGCCGGCCGTTGTACAAATCGGGCAGCAGTTGACTGCGGCCCTTTCTAAACTTGTGTGAAGGAGATCGTAAAATGTCTGGTATCGTAAAGTTCAGTCAAGCCGGCTTGCCGGCAGTGTCCACCCTCTCGACCGCGCTGCGCAGCATTGAGAACGATGTAGGCCCGGTCGGTTCTGCCATCCTCAAGATGGATAAGACCGGCCACTGGGTCTACGGCGCGGATCAAACGGAAGTCGAGGAAAGCAGTGAGTGGGCGGTCAACCCGTTCTCGTTCGTGCACGGCTACATTGCCTGGGGCGATGGCGAAGTGCTCGGCGAGTCGATGGTGTCGGTCGCGCAGCCGCTGCCCGAACCGCAGCCCGCCCCGCCGCAGGCGCGTAAGGGCTGGGAGAAGCAGGTGGGCCTTGGGCTCAAGTGCATCACCGGCGAAGACACGGGGCTCGATGTGCGCTACACCACGACGAGTGTCGGCGGTAAGCGCAGCGTTCAAGCGCTCGCGGTCGCGATTGCCGAGCAGGTCGAAAAGGATCCTGCGAAGCCCGTGCCCGTCGTGCGTTTGGGCAAGGAGCACTACCAGCATAAGAGCTACGGGCGTATCTACACGCCGGTGTTCGAGGTCGTGCGCTGGGTGTCGATGGAGGGCGACGCCGTTGCGAGCGAAGCGCCTGCTGACGAAGCCCCCGCCGCAGCCGCACCGGCGGGCCGCCGTCGGCGCGTAGGCTAAAGGAGAGGGGGCTGAAAGCGGTGGCGTTCCCCCACCCACTCGCCGTCGTGAGTAAGCCCCCGATCTTGCCCCGATACCGATGCCCAATATGCGGCGTGGAAACTACGCCAGGCCGCGTATGCGGCTACCACTATCGCCGCCGAGAGCTGCACGAGCGCACAGCGCGGCAGCATCGTTTTGTGCAGTATTGGATACAAGAATTGTGTGAACTGATCGACGAGGCACGACAGTCATGATCCTGTGGCTTGATTTCGAGACGCGCAGCCGCTACGGCTTAAGGACCGGCGGCGTATACAACTATGCGCGGGATCCAAGCACCGAGGTGCTCTGCATGTCGTATGCGTTCGACAACGACGAGGTGCAGACGTGGCTGCCGTCGCATCCGTTCCCCGAGCGCGTGGCCCAGTTCAAGGGCCAAATCCGCGCCCACAACGCCGCCTTTGAGCGGCTCATTTTCTGGCATGTCCTCGACATGCCCTTCGACTTGACGCAGTTCTATTGCACCGCCACGCAGGCGCGGGCCAACTGCCTGCCCGGTAGCCTTGAGGATCTCGGCCGGGCGCTCGGCGCCAGCATGCGCAAGGACCACCGAGGCGCGGCGCTGATCCGCCAGCTCTCCATCCCTAAGGCCGACGGCACGTTCCGCACGGACCCCGAGCTGATGGCCGAGATGGTCGCGTACTGCGAGCAGGACGTGCGCACCATGCGTGCGGCGAGCGCCGCCATGCGTGAGCTGTCGGACACGGAACTGGCCGATTACCACGTCAACGAACAGATCAACGATCGCGGCGTGTGCGTCGATGTGCCGCTCTGCAAGGCCGCTGTCGTGTACGCCGAGCAGGAACTCAAAGATATTGAAACGCTTGTCGTCGAGATCACCGAGGGCGCGCTGACTTCCGTGCGCAGCCCGCGCATGCGTGAGTGGGTCGCCGAACGGCTCGGGCCCGAAGCGCGCAAGCTCATGACGGTTTACAAAGACGGCGAGAAGAAAACGTCGATTGACAAATCTGTACGCGCTAACTTGCTGGCGATCAGTGACCC